CTTTAAAACCTGCTTTCTTAATTTCCGCATCTCGCCGCTTGTCGTATTCTTCCTTCCCATCATGACTTGATCCATCAAGCTCAACTACGAGGCGCTGGTTCCGCCAAACAAAGTCGCCGAAGTATCTATTGATGAGGCAGTAATTTCTCTCCGGTAGGTTCGTTGTTCCGAAGGCTTTCAGCTGTTTTAAAAACCAGACTTCTGAAGCGAAGGCTTTTGCATTCAGTTCCTGCCTTCTTTCACGTCTAACCTTCTTTCCTAGTGACCATCTTTCATTCATAACTCGCACCTTTGCGGATTCGGTTCAGGGTTGCAGGAAGCCAAAGGTCCCCCAAACCCCCACGCATGAAAGCGTAGGAGACCTTCAGGCGTTTCTCATCGCTGCGTCTTTCGGACGAGGGAGCTTTCGCCACCAGACCGTTTATCTTAGAGAGCCCCGGTCATGTTCCCGATGGATCTAAGCGGTTCGCCTTGGTTTTATTTATACAGGCCCAGGTAGGACGCTGGCGCATCCAAATCCCCCTCGCTGCCACTGGCGTCTTCCAGAACACGCGAGATTTTAGCTACCTGTTTCAAAGCATCCGCATGACTTCCGCTCATGCGCGAATCAGGAAGCTTCTTCCCAAAACACTAGGATCAAAATTTGAATTGATATTTCGGATCCGACGTGGGACCCTGTGACCAATTCAATCTGTGATGAGTTTGAACTTCGCGCATTTCGGCCCGAAAGGCAACCGGGATGCGCGACATTTTTCCCCTCCCCCGGCACATTCCTCTTGCCTCCCAAAAACACCAGCTTTATACGTCCAGTGTACGCGCCATCAGACGACCTGCGCGCGTATGGAAAGGACCAAGATCCCTGTGGAAAGCCGATCGGCATATTCTTCTCAAATCCCTAAAGACACAGTTTTAAGGAGCGTTGACTCAACGACCTCGCTCCCCGATAAGGTAACCACTCTTGGTCCTTTCGCATGGCGGTCTGACAAACACGCGGTACCCGGTACCTGCCACGTGGTTGCGCCAGCGGAATCAAGCCGGTGTAGGTTCGGGCTCCGGGGCCCGGATCTTCGCCACTTCTCCGCGCACTGCGCAATCCCATAGACCCCTAAAACGAAGGAAACCTGAAGATGGAAGAACCAAAACCCACGCGGCTAGCCGAGATGATTGCCGAGGCCTCCGCCCTTGAAACCCGCATTATCGAATCCGGCGGCGAGATACCCGCAGAGCTTGAAGCCATGATCGCATCCGTTGACCTAGGCATTGCCTCCAAAGTCGACGGCGTGAAGTTTGTGCTCGAGCGCATGGACCTATCGGCCGCCTATTGGGCTAATAGAGCCGACGAATCCCGCAAAGTGGCCGATGCCCTGGATAAGTCCACAAAGCGGCTTAAAGATTATGTGAAGGCGCTCATGATCGAATCCGGAAGGACGGAACTCCTCGGAATCGATTACCGCTTCAAACTGGCGAAGGCTAAGCCCCGGCTGGTACTCGATGAATCCAAGCTTGCGCCGCTTTTCATGACCACCGAAACCGTTACCTATCCGAACAAGGAACAGATCCGCGAAACCCTAAACATGGGCATCCGGGTAGAGGGAGCTACGCTAGAGAATTCCCATTCCCTTCGCGCGTACCCCAATAAGAATCAGAAAGGATGATCATGTTTAAAAATGCCGTAAAAGAATCCGTAAAACTAAGGCTTGCTCTTACCGGCCCATCGGGCGCAGGCAAGACCATGAGTGCGCTTCGCATCGCGCGAGGCCTTGTTCCAAATGCCAAGATTGCGCTCATCGACACCGAGAATAAATCCGCATCCCTGTACGCAGGTAAGACTATCGAAGGTGCTAAAAAGTTTGGCCCCATTGAATTCCAAACCGCACAAATGAATGCCCCGTTTTTGATCTCAAAATACATCGCGGCCATCAATGCTGCCTCCGAAGCCGACTTCGATGTGATTATTGTGGATTCACTATCGCACGCCTGGAGCGGCGAAGGCGGCTTGCTTCAGCAGAAGGAAGCCCTAGATGCGCGTGGCGGAAATTCGTTTACGAACTGGGGAAAGATGACGCCTCAGCAAAATCAACTCGTCAACGCCGTCCTGCACTCCAAAAAACACATCATTTGCACGATGCGCTCGAAGACAGAATATGTCATTAACCAAAACGATAAAGGCAAAGCCACTCCAACAAAGGTTGGGCTAGGAGCCGTCCAGCGCGATGGCTTCGAATACGAGTTTGATATTGTGTTCGATGTGGGCCTTGATCACGCGGCCCAGGTGTCGAAGGACAGGTCTGATCTTTTTGGCGGACAAACTATGCAGATCACCGAGAAAACAGGCGAGGCTCTGCGCGATTGGCTCGGCACTCCCGCCGCCGCTGAGGTCGCTAAACCAGAAGATCAAAAGAAATTGGACGACATAATCCTATGAAACCCACCACGCTCCCGCGCGTACTTGTAACCACGGGCACTGTTCGCAGGCTCATGCCCATTCAAGATTCCATTGCGCAAGGATATGTTTTCCAAGATGGATTACTGCGAAAGATTAGGCGCGCTTTGGAAAAGAAAGAGACTGCAACAAGTGAACCTAAAATATTACCATTATCTGGATTACGAGTCGGCGACCGTGATTCGAATCGCAGCTAAGAGAAAGCCGTGTCGAACCACAATTCCTAAGAGAGGATCTTGGGTTATCAGATGCGCGAGCTTTCCAAATTTATCAGTACATGGTTCCCTGTGGTGCATGCCATGCTTTCCCGAGATCACTTGGAAAGTTTTGAGCAAACTTCAGTATCTTGGATGCGTAAGGAAGTGAGGAAGGATTTATGAAATTAGAAGAATTAACAAAAGAACAAGAATCAAAATTAGAAGCCTATGAACAGAAGTGGTCACAAATAGGACTTTCTACAGAGAAGTCCAATCATCGCAAAGCTGAAGCTGCCATGATCGCTGCTTATAAAGTGGCAGGCCTTGCTCCTCCTGAATTCATTTGGCTTGATTCTCCCATGGAAGGGGCAATTGGCGCTGCTCTACTGGACGTTCTAAAAGAACACGATTCGGAGAATAAAATTGGTGCTCCGGTCTGGGCCAAGGTCGGGGTCAAGGTCTGGGACAAGGTCAGAGACAAAGTCAGAGACAATGTCAGGGCCAAGGTCTGGGCCAAGGTCGGGGACAAGGTCGGGGACAAGGTCAGGGACAAGGTCAGGGACAATGTCAGGGACAAGGTCATGGCCAAGGTCTGGGCCAAGGTCAGAGACAATGTCAGAGACAAGGTCTGGGCCAAGGTCGGGGACAAGGTCAGGGACAAGGTCTGGGACAAGGTCGGGGAAGCCGGATACGGCCAACACGATGCCGGATGGCTTTCTTTCTATTCTTTTTTCCTTAACGAATGCGGAATGCACGAAGAATGCTCTGACCTAAAGCCGCTCATGGATTTAGCTGAGAACTGCTCGTGGTTCTGGCCGTTAGAGGGCATCTGTATCCTCACCGAAAAGCCCACCGAAATTCACCTAAACGAACAAGGTGATTTGCATAACTTTAACGGAGCAGCTCTTCTGTATCCCGATGGATGGGGGCTCTATTTCTTTAATGGTGTGGATGTTGGTGAAGGTTACGCGAACATGCCCGTAAAGAAGTTTACAAAGAACATAATTCTAAAAGAACAAAACGCGGATATTCGGCGTGAGATGATCCGAAAGATAGGCAACGAACATTTCATCAAACTCTTAAAGCCAAAAGTGGCCGATGAAGAGTTCGGATACAAGCTGTTTTTGGTAGATCTAGAAGACGGTAGAGACGCTCGTCCATTTCTTTATATGGTGAATCCTTCTATGAGAACGGTGCACGTAGAGGGAGTGCAGAACGCGAAAACGGTGCGCGAGGCAATTTGCTTTAGGAACTCACTCAGTCAGTTTGCGCTACCTATTGATCTTGATGGCACAAAGATTAAAGGAGCCACAAACAAGGTCACGGGTACATACCATCAGCAAGGAGATGCCCTCTTCTTCCCTGTTGAATCTATTCCCGGAGGCCTTAAAGAGCGTGCAGATAGAATTGCAGTTGATGGGCTACGCCGTCACCTAGCCGAAGGCAAAGACGTTAAGGTCTATGAAGGCTACGTGGATGCTCCTAATGGATGCGTGATTCGCCATCCTGAGCACGGCGAGATTGGCGGAGGAAAAACAGAACTTCCTCCTGGGAAATACGAGACCAAGCAAGTCATGGAATATGATCACTGGCTTGAAGAAGCACGCAAGGTGATTGATTGAAAACGCTGACCATCATCGCACTATTATCCTATATGGTTTGGTTCGCTTTGTTTGGGGGATGGAGTTCATGAGTGCAGGAAAAGCTCTCAACGCGGCTTTAATGGGTAGCGCGATTAACGCACAGGCCGCAATAGTTACATCTCAATCTGGCACCTCAGATTCTTTTCTCTTGTCTGCACAAGAGCGCCGAACGCGACTAGTAAAAGAATTATCTATATTGCAAGAACAGCTGATTGAGGCAAAGAAGGGGCGCAGCAAGACCGCCGTTAATGGTGTCATCGACTCTATAACCCAGAAAAAAGATCTTATTATTGAAGTAAATAAGGAGATAAAAGAACTTCATACTTGGGGCCAATATTGGCAAAAAGCAGCGCAAGAAATTCTAGACGAGAATACAAAAGCAAAGATATTAAAACGTGCTCAGGAAATGGCCAACAAACATAACGCTCAGGTTCGCCTTGGGAGAGATAAATTACCTTCCTAAAAATCACATTCAAGACACTAGGCGTACTAGCGCTGCTTGCGTTGATTCTTTATTACATGGCCTCTATGGGGGCAGGAGTGGGGGCTTAGATGAGCGACTTAAATACATACATCACAACATGCTGCGGACACCGTTTTATTGGCATGAATCATTCCCCTGAAATGAATGGAACGTGCCGTAACTGTGGGAAGGGTTTTGCATGTAGACCGGGCGGATTTCCAAGTGATGCGGAATTCAGGAAGAGATTTCTTGAGCCTCAAGACCCGAAGGTGGTTATTGATACGGGATTTAAGAACGGTGCTTCGGCTTGTTACGAATGGATTAGAGGGAGATTGGGATTATGAAAAAGCTTAAACCAGGGATCTATAGTCACCTCGTAAGTGGTCAGCAGGCCATTGTTGGAGAGAGTGGTTACTCTCATTCCTATTCGGTAGGTACAATTCCAGAGCCAAACGACGAGGATAGAGACGTTCATGGCGTGGCGAGACTTCCAGGCTTTCCCGTTGCATATGGAACGCTCCAAGATAACCCGGATATTTGGGAATGGGTGTGCGAGCTGTGACAAGAGAACAAGCCGAGCAAAGGGCAAACGACTGCTATGCTGAAGATGAGGTGAACCATGAGCGCCAAGACCAGTGAGCGGGTGAAGCCTGAAATCATTCCACCAAACGGTGGTTGGAAATCATGCACTTGGTATCTTGTTGATGTTTCGTATCGTAAAGGAAATCCTATTCACAGAAGCCTGTTCTATAGCGGGTTTGTATCTTTGGTATGGTTTGGGTGCGCTAAGCCTACCCATCGGATGGATGTTCTTAGGTCGCGATCTTACAAAAGAAGGCGTAGTAGAGCCGTTCCCCTTGGAATTCTTTATTTGGTGCCTCGTGTGGACCGTCTTCTGGATTGTTAAAGGATGGCCTCTATGACCAAAATCCAATCCCTAATCCTCGGCATGAGAAAGCTCAGGGAAGCGGCGACTCCGGGACCTTGGCGCGTTCGAATACCTGCGCGAGCTTACGGGATTCATACGCAACGCAGAATTCGAAATGAGAGTTTTCGAGTAGAAGTTCCTTATAAGGTTGAGGGATCAATTCTTACTGAATCTGAGCATCGCGATATTGGTGTTTCATCGCCAGCCACTTTTAAGGGACCTGATGCCGAATTCATCGCCGCCGCACCGACAAACCAAGAGCGCCTGGAGCGTGCGCTCGAGATTGCGGTTGAGGCGTTGGAAAACATTGCGCACACCGAATGCAACGCAGAATACAAAGCCAGTGCCCAGACTTTGGAATATTTACGAGACATCAGAGCTGAGTGTGAAAAGTTAAAGGACATCGAAGCCGCGCTTGGGGGTGAGTTGTGAAAATGCTCTTCATTCAAATCATAAAGCGCCACGCGTTCCGTTGCTGCTCTTATCGAAAGCAGCAATGGCATTGTTTATGTGGATTCCCGAAAGGTGATTTGTGACCCACACCCATAAATACCTAAACGAAGTGCGCGAGCGGGATAACGATGAAACCATTAAGCCGCAAATAGAGATCGCCTATGAGGCTTGGACGAAACGCGTTTATGAAGAAGATTCGATGCTCTCCACACAGTTTGCTTTCAGGAACGGATACCGAGCAGGATTTTATGCTTCGTATCGCACCGACGTGCCAAGGCTCTTGGCCATGATCGAGTTTTTAATGAAGCGACTTGAGACTGATTGTTATTGCACACAAGATACCGAGTTCGACGGCCCAGGAGACACGTGTGCCAACTGCATAGCCCTCAAAGACATCGACCTGATTGCGCGAGGTGAATTGAAATGAAAAAGATTGGAGTCGGTGCTCAAGGATTAAAAACCAGGCATGGCAAACCAGTGCGGATTTACGCCATAGACGGAAGTTCCGTGTACCCTATTCATGGAGCAGTTTTTACATGTGGCGCTTGGGAGCCCGCGATTTGGCAGGAGGACGGACGCTTCGATATTGTAGATAAAGAATCTAATAACGACATCATCCTAGAAGACGACCCAAAGCCGAAGCTTGTGCTTTGGTGGAACGAATCGGGTTATTTGCTTGCGCTACCAGAGAACGCCAATAAGCCTTCTGGAGGATATAAACGTGTCGATCTCAAAGACCTAGCTGGGTGGGATGAATGACGATTCCCCCTGAACGCTATACTGCTATTCAAAAGACGCGTGAGTTCTTATATTCCCTTTTAGATCCCAAGAAGACGCCTAAGGTACCAAGGGAAATCCGCATCAGAGCTGGGGATTGCCTTAGGCATTTCCCGGCGGATCAATTCATGGCAGAGTTGAGAGTGGCCGCACCTGAGTTCTTTGGAAGGGACAAATGATCACTAATATTCGTCTTATCTCAATACAGGAATATCCCAAGTTTGTTGAAACCACTGAGGCTTTCATGATGGCATCTGAGCTCCTCTTGCTTCGTGCTGAGGTGAAAGCAGCAGCGGTTATGCGTGTGGTGTTTGATCGCCCAAGCACTTATGTCAATGACCATGGTCCTATTCGATCTTACGATGAAGCCGTAGACACTAGACGGAAGGCTGGGTATTAGGCCTCTAGCTTTCTTCATGGGCCTACTGGGTGCGAATCCATGGGGCTGAAATGCCGTCATAGAGACTGGGCTCATGAAGAAGGCCGGAATGGTCGACGAACGCGCGGACGACTTGTTTCTAAAACAAACGTCGAGGGGATTTGAGGAAGCGCATTTGATCCCCTCCGCCTTTTCGATATACTGCCCCGGTGAAAGTCAAAGAACTCCGCCGCAAGATCGCAGGGAAAAAAGCCCAAAACGTAGGCAAGCATTTTGAATTCCTATTCGAGCGTGCGTGCGCGGGTAGATCAATCTGCTGCGTGGAGATCCCCGCCGGATGCATCACCAAGGGTTTCAATCCGCAAACCAAACGCCCTAACCTCGTGCGCGTGAAAAGCCCCTTTGATTACATCATTCACCATAACCAAACGATTGCGTTCGTGGACACCAAGACCGTGGATGGAAAAACCTTTTCCTATTCGATGCAGACCGATCACCAAATAGATGCGCTTCACAAGCTGTCCTTTTGCACGCACGCGGGCCTTGTCATTTGGTTTCGCGAGCTAGATATTGTGCAGTTCTTTCCCGTCTCTCAGGTGCTAAAGCTTGAGGCGGGGCAATCGCTAGGACCTGAGAAAAACCCCGGCATTCATCTAGGGCACTCGTATAACTTTGACGTCAGGAAAATTTTTCTTTAATTATTTCCCTAATGATTAGATCCCCCATTCCAAAGATCCTTGTCGTATCTCCCGACCTATCGGAAACATCCTCTTGGTACCGAGCCGCAGGTCCGATGTCGTATCTCGCTAAAACGGGGCAGGTCGAATGCACCTTTTGCACGCCGGACATGAAGCTCGCTTGGCCGATGATTATGAAGCACGACATTATGCTTATTCTGCGCCCGGCTTTCCCCTCATACGCTTACCTATGCAGACGCGCAAAAGACATGGGCCTTAAGGTTTGGGTGGATCACGACGACAACCTGCTATCGCTCCCATACGCGCACCCGGAATGGAATCACTTTTCCTCCGATCAAGTTCGCGATGCGATTCTAGAATGCATGCGCCTAGCCGATGTCATTACGGTCACAACCGAGAACCTGCGTGGAGCCTTCCAAAACATCAAAGGGATTACAAACGACATTCGCGTGATCCCGAACGCCATTGATGACTATTTGTTTCCGGAGCCTAAAGCGCCCAGGCAAGCGCCTAATAAAATCATCGCGTGGCGCGGTGGTAACTCGCACGCGCAGGATTTGGCGATTGTAAAAGACGACGTTCGAAAGCTCGTCGAGCTTGGTTATCGATTCGTTTTCTTCGGAATGAAACCGCACGTACTGGAGCCCGTACTCCCGCTTGGTACGTGGTCGCATATCGAATGGAACGGGGAGGTTGATACGTTTCTTCGAAAGCTATCCGATTTAAATGCATCGTTTCACATGGTGCCGCTTGAGAATAACGATCTCAATAAAGCTAAGAGCAACATCGCGTGGCTTGAAGCTAGCTGGCATGGCGGATCGGCTTGCGTGGTTTCGGATATCGGATCCGATGAATGGAAATACACGAACCAAGTAGAAAATATTTCCCTTGGAATTATAAACATGGAAGGCGGGGCATCTAAAGCTATCGCATCCCAGGTCGTAATCTATGACCATTACCTTTTGAGCAAGGTTAACAAAATGCGCGCTGATCTCGTGCGCGAACTTATGGACATGAAATGAAAGTCTCGCTCGTAACACTCACCTACAACAAGGCGTATTACATCGAAGCCTTGGCGAAATCGCTAGTTGAAAAGTGTACGGGCACTCCCTGGCAATGGGTGGTCTTAGATAATGGGAGCGACGATACGCTAGAGTGCCTTCAAAATATCGACTTCCGTGGCAACCGCGTAAAATACATTCAGCACGACAACGCCGGGAACTTCTCCTCCATGAACAACGGAGCGGTTCGGCAGGGCGCGGAAGGCGAAACGCTGATTTTTCTCAATAACGACATGGTCGCGGAGTCGGATTTCGTGACAATGTTTCACGATGCGCTCACCAAAAACCCACACGTGGGCGCGGTGGGCGCGTGCCTCTACTACCCGAACGGTTCCATGCAGCACTGCGGGGTGATCGTGGATCGCGACGTTACGCCCGGAAATCTCGGGCAATTCGCGCACAAGCTCCTGGGATTCTCGGACGTGGCCATTCAGCCGGAATACTGGGGCCGTCCCATGGTGTTTCAGGCCGTCACGGGCGCTTGCCTCGGGATGCGTGCGCAAGACTTCCGCGCCCTCGGCGGATTCCATGACGAATTCTCGTGGTGCTTTGAGGACGTGGATCTTTGTTTCCGCGTTCGAATGCTCCTAGATAAGATTTGTATCGTGCTACCCGATGCCAAGTTGATCCACTACGAATCGCTATCGGGTGGAAACCGCAAAGTTGATTTCAATTTAGAGCTGCTGCGCGGGCGCTGGCACGGCGTTATTTGCCGCGACTCCCAACTATTCAAAGACCAGAAGCTTTTGCAATCCCGACTATTGCGCCAATTTACAACGTAGGATCAAAACTTCGAAGTCTTCCGGCGTGAGCGCCATCCACTGAGGCGCGGCCTCATACGGAACAATCTCGTGCGCCTGGGCGCGAACAAACCCATGGTTCTCCACCGAGTGCATGTAAACTTTTACGGGACGCTGAGCGGGAACACCCGTAGATGCGCAACCGGCCAAAACAATCAAAGCCAATATTTCAAGAAGCATTGATGATTTCCTCAATGGCCGAAGTATCGCCGCCCGATTCCTTCACCTTAACCATGGCGTCCTTCAAGCTCTTAGCTAGCTTGATTTGATCCTCGACGACGGCCTTCCTAGAGGGAGCCGCAAGCCATGCGCGAATAACGGCCACTGCGAACTGGAGGATCGCAGTGGCCAATGCTACGTAGTTTTTCAAGTGATCTCTTCATTCGTGAATTTTCTCACGACGATGTTCACGACCGCCCAGAAGCTAGAGCTTTCAACCAAGTGACCCTTGATCCACTCGCCGATTTCAGGCTTTCCAATCGTAGAGAAAACCACGATTGCGGTTGCTAGGAACTGAACCCATAGAGTTTTAGACAAGTACCATTTTTTCATTTTGTTTCCCCCTCCTAAAATTGTACCGAAGGGGGGATTTATTCCAAAGGAAAAAACGTGTCTAAAATCTATCGGAGCTGAGTCAGGCACATATTCAAGGCGTTAGCTTGAAACGTAGCTCCAAAAGCCGCACCCGTGAGTCGGTTGAAATCCACGTACACACGGAAAGTCACCGTGTCGTCAGCTAACAGGTTAAATTGATGCACTGAAAAATTACCGTCTAAATAATTCCAGCTGCCAAGAAAAGTTCCCGTTTGAGGCGGCGCACCCGAAGCCACAGATCCGTTCTTTGTGATATCGATCACGTTAGTTTCAGGCGAGGCACCAATCGTGTAACTCACACGAAAGCGCGTTTCATAAGTGACGGCCGTAGCGAATGAAGGACCTAAAGTATAAGAAGCCGTGGCATAGGCCTGGTTAAAACCATAATCCAATCTAAATTTGGCTTGTCCAGATGGGTTAGCTTTGCCGCTAATCGCCAGTGTGGCAATCAATGTTTCGCCAAACGGATCAGTTAGGTTGTAGGTAACACCTTCGGTGTACGTTGTGCCGCGCAGGTAAATGTTATCTTTTATTGTAACAATTTGAGCGGCGTTCGCTGCGATATTCACCGTCTGCGTGTCGGTCGTATCTAGAAGATAGTTCACGGCTCCGCCGATGGCGAAACCAACGGACTCGCTCACGGGAGATCTAAAATCAACCGCCTCTTCCTGAATTCTAGCGGTGCTTGGCGTGATGTTTGTCATGATCTTTCTCCTTTAAATGAAACGGTAGGGGCCTCGGCCATCAGGCCAAGAAACAAGCTCAGCTTTATACGTTGAGTTCGGGGTGAAGCCCATGTTCTCAACTGTTATCGTGGTTCCCGTCACGTTCGTTATCAGAACCTCGGGGCTGATCACGCTCCACGTTGCCGTGCGTACTTCGAGCGGTCTTCCAACGATGAAATAATCAACGTCGCCCGCGCCTACGGTAAACTGCGTTGCGCTGATTCCCGATACAATTGGAACCGTGCGATCAAAGAAACAATGTACGATCTTTTGAATTTCCTGATCGTATACGTCCGTGGAAAGCGAGTATCGGGCCAGGTCCACGATATGCGAGGCGCTAGGCGTGAACGACAGCGCGGGGCTCACGAGCAGGATGTTTGGATTTCCGGAATCAAGTCCAGTTAGAGTTGTTTCCTCGTAGGTCGAATAGTCGTAAGTGTGGACGGCAATTTTAGTCCCGACGTAGGCCTTCCACTTCTTCCATTCGTTTGAATTATAAATTGCCCCGTAGCTAGGAAGGATACGCACGCGCGAGGTTGTAGAACCCACGGAGCTGCACTGGGAGCTAGGCGCTACGGTTGCGAATCGATCTTGGATATTGAAGCCAAGACCGCTTAGGAAAGTAACCGAAACGTTTCCGGCGATGATATCAAGGGAAACTTCTTTGACCTCCATGAGAGCGGAGCCTAGGTTGCGCTCGCCCGTATCGAAGTTAGGAATCTGAAGATTGCCCACGTCCTTGACCACTACAATATCGCCCGGCTCCATGATGAGTCCGACCTGGAAGTTGACGCGCGCCTTTAGCAAAATAGCCGCTCGCTTGTACCGATTGAGCGTCCGATTCATGCGCGCCTCAATTAGGCTCGTCGTGGTTAGATCCGATTTTGTTGCACGTGAAACAATCGGGAGCACCGATAGAACTTCGATCTCGGACAGCGAATCGGCATCCAAAAATCTAAGGTTCGTTGTGTACTTCCCCGAGTCGTCCAGGTCATAGGTAAAATCAACCTGGTTAAAGAAGTTTCGATTCGATAGGGATCTTTGAATAGCTATTTCGTTCGGACGAACAACGACCGTATTATCTACGATTTGGAGCGTTTGATCGGCAATAGGCGGGAGCGTTACCTTGACCGAACATCGTCCCTCGCGCGTGAGCGAGTACGCGGCCGATGGTAGGTAAAGCTCCTTTTCGATATAGTCTTTAGCCTTATCGATCCCGTCCGTGATGAAATCGCGCATCTGATCGGCGGCTAGGAAACCCTGGCGAAGTTCTTGGTGTGCGGCAACATCCACTTCCCACGGGTACATTCTTGCCCCGCAGTTTGTCGGCCAGGTATCATATTGCGATCTCAAAGCCATGACCGCAGGCGTAGCGGGCGAGTTCACGAGCGCCGTGTTCGTTACGATAATCGCGTTTGTTTGATCCGGTAGATCCTGAAAGCTATCAATCACAACCGTAACGTTGTTCGCAAAGTTCGGATCTCCCGTAATGGTTAGGTAATCCCCAGGGGCAAGGCCAAGATCCGCAACCGCATCCACGCCGGATTCAAGCGTTAACGAGTTCGCCACGTATCCCGTGATGGGGCTTCCCGTGTAAACGATGTTCGAGATTCCGACCCCGGTTTGATACGGGCCTTCCCATCCGGAAAGCATAAGCTTTAGAGCCATCTCCATGGGGTTGCCCGAGATTTGCACCGCTGCGGTTACGTCGGAATCAATCAAATGAGCGGCGGCCGTGGTTCCGCGTGCACCGCGCGTAACGCTTGTAAATACGTTCGTGCCGATCCCAGTCCTAGAATACTCAATCCATTCATCTTCGATCTTGAAATAGGTCTTAACCGTTGGGTCTTCATTCCCATCCGGTCCTAGAATTTGTTTATAAAAGTCGCCATTGCTCACTACGGGAATGGTCGTAACGGAGCTATTGATTCCCGACGTTAGGGTTGTTGTGGCCGTGTAGCATATCGAGCGGATGCGGCGCAGGTTGGGATCGGCAAGCTTGAGAGTTATCAGGTTCTCAATCGTGTCTATGGTCTGAATTCGGCCCTGGAAAATAAGCCAATAATCATCGGGGTAGGAAATCTCCGGCGATCCAATGCGAACGCGAACGGTGCGGCCCATGATCTCGGGAACCACCTGTCCGGGCGTGCAAAGCCGGGTCATGTAACCATCTTTATCTAGGAACGCTAGTCCCATTTGGCTGATCGAAGCGCGGCCCTGCTCCTGCTCAAGCTTTTGCATCCGAGATAGCGAACTCTTTTCCAAGCTCAGGAGCGAACGTGCTACCCCACCGTTAGGCGTCGTGTACGGGCGCAGGCCGCCATAAACAAGCGGCTCCCCGCCAACCGTCTCCCCGTACAACGTTCCATCACCGTATCGAATCCTCGTTCCAATGGGAACCGACGTGAACACGTCATCGACCCCGTCAATCTCGGCGACGATTGAAATGCGCTTCGAATTGTTGGTTAGGAAATTGAGAAAGTTCTGGGGAATGTTCGGGCTAGCCATTATTGCTCAGTCTTCCACGGGAGCGTGAATCGCGCAATTTCGCGGGCCGCATCTTCGGATCCATGAAGGCGATAGGTATCCCCGATGTAGCGCCAAGGCTTTTTGAGCGGAAGCTGACAATGTGGGTAATCGTTCTCGCCTTTTTCCGTGATGCCGTCCCGGTCCCAATCCCCACCCCAATCCAAACCGCAGTCGATAACCGCCGTAGCATAAACATGCCAATCAGCCTTATCCCATGGATCATGTGCTTTGAACTCGGGATGAAACTCCGCCCAGTCCGTTGCACATCCCCAATTGTGGGCGCTATCCCCCGGACGTGCGTTCGTTACGATGTCGCCGGGTGCCGTTCGACCGGCTGAGTAAATCTTGGTTTGTTCTTCGAGCGAGCGCGTACCGGAATAGGGAGCCCAGAAAGTATTGTCCATGATCTCGCATAGCTTTTGGTAACGCTTTAGATATTCCGGGTGGAGATCCTTGCCGAACTTTGCGCGCTGAGATCTGCACCACTGTAGGCGAACGGTGTTGGCGTTCTTCTTTAAAAGCTGCTCGCTGCTGCCCATGTGGCGGCCCTCCCCCGAGAGTCGTTACTTGCGTTTTTCTAACTTGTCTTCGATCTTCTCAAATCGCCTTGTGGCACTTTCAAACTTCTCTTTCGTGGTGTCCTTGTGAGATTTAAACTCCGTGAAATGCTCCACGATGCTAGTCTTCATTAGGCCAACATCCTCTGAAATGTTCGACATGTTATCGGAAACCCGGTGCATGTCCTTTGCAACGCTCGTCATCCATTCCTTGATGGATTCTCTCGTGGAAAGAAAGATCCAAACGACAAGGCCGACAACCGCGCTAAAGCACGCAGTGAATCCAGAAACTAAGATGGTTATGAACTCCTTGTCTGAAATTTCCATATCAGCCCCTTACTGGTAGATGCTCTTGATAATGATTTGGCCTGCCCCGCCGTCGCCGCCGTTGAAACCGTTGGCGAGCGTAAAGCCGTGCGTGCCGCCTGCACCAACTGCGTAGGCGTATGTTGCACTGGGATTTGGGATCAGCACACGAATGCACCCGCCTGCGCCGCCGCCCGAGCCTACAAAGTTTTGTGATGTTGTGGTTCCGTTACCCGCGCCCGCGCCGCCTGATCCCGTACTGGATGCAGAAGCCGCACCTGGCGGTGCGTAGCTCTGTGCTACGTTGCCGCCAAGACACGACATGCCGCCGATCCCGCCCGCAAGCGATGCCGTAGCCGAAGTGTTCGTCGACCAACTTGAGCCGCCGCCGTAGCCGCCAATGGATGAGCCATTATCAATTGCTGGGAGGTTGATTACATAAGAGCCGCCCGCGCCGGCCGCGCCACCAAAAGCACCGCCCGTGCCGCCGTTTGCCGTAAGGAATGAGCTACCAAGAGTTGAGTTACCGCCAGCCGTTGCCGCCGTTGAGCCAGAGGTTCCCGATGGGCCCCCACCGCCGCCGCCGCCAACCATGATCACCTCATAGATGATTGGCTTTTTGTAAGCGGTGAACACGATTGAGGCGTCGCCCGTGCCTGAAATTTTGGTGAGAGTGCCGGAGGTAAGCGGCGCACTCGGCCCGGTCAAATGCGCAATTGTCGCGGTTGTTATGCTTGTCAGTACGGCATAAGTCACCGAGTTGTGTGTGTACGTTGCGCCCACCTGCGCTGAAATCGACGTGCTCAAAAAGCCGTATGGCATGTTTTGCGTGCCGCTTCCCGAATAGAATGTTTGAACCGTGGGAGGCACGAAAAACTGAGCCAGCGCATTGAGCTGCGTTTGAACGCTTGCGGTTGTTCCGCTCAAATACCCAAGCTCCGTTGAAGTAACCGAGCTAGAGGAAACAATCCGAGATGCATCTAGGAATAATGCGCGAGATGCGGTTGCGCTAGTGCCCGCGAGCCCAAGGTTTCCTGTCATCGTATCGCCCGCTTTTAAAACGAACGTAGTGGCTCCGCCGCCTCCACCGCCTGCGTTGATTTGAGATTGAACGTTGCCGGTCAAGCCCGTGAGATATCCAAGCTCCGTGGGTGTGATGGTCGAGGATGTAAACCGACGAGCCGAATCAAGATAAGGAACCGTTGAGGCGTTCACGCCAACATAATCCAGGCCAAGGCCTCCGGTCATAGTATCGCCTGCGCGGTTCACCTTCCCATCGATTTGCGTTTGAACGTTCGCGGTGAGGCCGCTTAGATAAGCAATAATCGAAGATGTGATTCCGTTGAGCGAGGGGACCGTAAGCGGGCCGGTCATCGTGTCACCCGCAAGCTTCACGTGATCGAGATACTTAACAGCCCATGTCCCGTTGGTTGTAGCGTTCGATGTGAGCACGAAATCCGCACGCTCGCCTGCTCGCACGGTAGCCGCTGCACTTCCATCGGCGTAGGTAAAGAATGCGCTACCCGTGGAGTTATTCTGAAACTTGATCGTAAATCCAGGCGAGATATCCGGGCTCGTCGCCTGCACGTCCGGCAGCGAGTACGTCTGCGTGGTGGTTCCCGTGAGCTCTTGGTTCGGCTGGCTCGTCACCAAGATAGCCGTCGTAACTCCCGACGCCGTCGTTACCGTAGGCGTTTCGTAGAGCACGTTTCCTTTAATGAAGCTTTGTCCAAGCGTGATGCTCGAAACAAAAAGCAAAAGGGATAAAATCAAATTCTTCATACGTCGATGTCCTCTAGGCATTGCCAATCTAAATAATAATTTCCGGTGTCCGGGGCACTGTTCATAGTAACTGTAAAACCTGTTTCGGTTTGAACCGTCGTTATGCCCTGTAAAAACATAAGTGGAGAATCAAATTCATTATGAAAAGAATAGGTCGCTCGGTACCCTGTGTTCGGGTATGGGCTCGTGAATGACACGCTAACCGTATCCGATCCAGTAACGCATGGGGTTTGTCCAACCTTAACGCCCGTGAGCGTGGCAACAGCGATAGGAGCTCCGTTACCGTCCGTCCCGTCGTGGTTATGTCCACCGTCTACCGTGTTATTCGCGAACTTGTCGGATAGCTTCGTGATGGCACTCTTTGTAGTATTCCCATTAGGAACCGCGTTCGATGTTGAGTCGTAATCTAACGCGGTCGTATCAACCTCGGCCGAGTAATTGGCCACATAACTTAGGCCAATAGTTTGCGCGATCCTGTTTAAATACTTCTGCGTGCTTGCAACAAAATAGCCATCCTCTACTGCAGGAGATTCAAGGCCAAGCTTTCCTACCGTGAAATCATCCCCGTTTGAGGCTAGAAGTGCCGCGTTTGTTGTGGCCGCATCTACCGGCGTTCCGTCTACAATTCCGACCATGATTAGACCTCAGTTCGGCGCATCTTTAGCGCGCCCGTTGTGTAAAGGTTAGGGTGGTTTTCATTAAGCATTTCTTGGAACATGTATGCGAGCGCCTTCCCATCTGCGGGCGTCGATTCCATTGTGACGCTGTACGCAAGCGAGGGATTGCCAATCTCGGGAGTGAAATCAAACGGCTTCTGCTGAATAGCCCAGCGGAAAAACGGGACCCAATCGGATTCAATGTACGCGGCTGGCTCGTATTTAAACGTAACCTGGATGAACTGCTGAAGCTGAAAAACGATGGCTTCTTTGAGGCCGCTAGCCGAGATGTTCACGGCTCCGAAAATGGTCTGATATTTATCGGGGCCTAAAAACGAGTAACCGATTTCGGTTGTTACCAGCGGGGTCCCCGCGCTCGATGTTCCCGTGTATGTCGTTGCGCCCGTCTGATCCGTTGTACTAAATCCCAGTAGAGGAGCCACAGAAGTAGCCGTATGAATTCCAGAGGCAAAAAGCAGACTAAGATAAGCTCCCGTAGTCGATATGGTAACCCTGTTCTCCGTGCCTCCTGAGATCGTTCGATCCGCAGACGCCGAATAGAGATTTGTTGGGTCGGCCGATTCCATCTTCGTTTTGATCGCATTTAGAAGCTCCGTTAGAGAATAATATCCAACCTCAAGCGTTGCGGTGAGCGTCGGACCAGCGCCTACAATCTGAAAATCGATGTACTTGTTCGCGTCCGTGATCTGCATTCCGTAGAGGAAAAGGCTTTTGCTTGTTAATGCCATTCTTCATTTTCCAATCTGGTTGTAACGGAAGTCCGTGGCGTCGCTGGCCTCGCGGATAAGCTCCACGAGTCGCTGACGGGTTTGATCGGTTTCGTAAATGTTCCCTTGAACCACAAGGCTCACTTGTTTCTTCTGCATCGCCGTATCGTCTATGATCGGCTTAGATGTGTCCTGTCTATCGGAGGTCGCTCCCGATCCTGAGCTAAGATCCGAAGATCCACCGGCCGAGGCGCTTACCCCACCGCCGCTTGATGCTGCTCCAAGAACTCCCCCTAGAACTAAGAGGGCAGCACCGGCCGCGAGCTTCGGTCCCTGAATAACTGGCCAGGTGGAGAACGCCGCAAGCATCATCATCTTGCCCCAGCTCGAGGCTATCTTTCCAATTGCTCCCAGCATGGCTTTACCCATGTCGGCCGAACCGTTCACGGCAGCGCGCCCGATAGCATCAAAGGCCGTTGTTCCTAGATCGCTTAGGTCCCCGAAGGCCTTCTTGCCTCTTGCGGCGCTATTTGTGAGAACGTAATCCTGCTTTTGGCCTTCCTGTTGAGCGGCCCTAGCAATTCCCTCTAGCGCGCCCGTAGCCGCCTTCTGGTAGTTGTCCCACATGGCCTCACGCCTAGATTCTGCATCTCTCTCGAAGGCCACTAGCTTGTCGTTGTGCATCTTCTGCGCTTCCTCGATGAGCTGCATCTTTTGAAATGGAGTGTTGTCCGATAGCTCTACGGCGACAATCTGAGATTGAAGATCAGCGGCCATTGCAATGCGTTTTTCGTTCTCGGCCTGGATCAGCTGCGTTTCATTTGCTGCGATTTGAATCTCTGCATCCGCGCGAGCCTGCCGCATCGAAATAAGCTCTTTTTGAAACTTAGAAGCTTGTTCTTTTTGTGCTTCGGTATTCACAGCCGAGTCGTCTACAGTTTTATCCGTGCCGACATCCTTCGCGCCTGAAATATTCTTGAGCTGCTCGATCTGAGCCTTTTTGTCGTCAATCATCTGCTGCGTGACTTCACGCTGCTTAGCTAAATCCTCGTCCGTAACGCCTAGGAGCTTCGAAAAGAAACCGGCTTTTGGAACCTCGCCTTGCAATCCAGTTTCAAGGGTTTTGATTTCCGTGCGAAGCGCGCTGATTTTGCCCGTGGCCGCATCAGCTTCGTTCCCGAACTTGATCTTGATGTCGTCGCCTAGGTTTCTAAACCCAGTGGCTACGAAATCAATTACGGCTTTAAACCCGGTGAATCCGGCAATAGATTTTTTGATGTAATCCGTGAGATCGCCAAACGCGCCGCCAAGTCTATCGAGGGATTGAGAAAGCGGAGTAACCGCCTGCGTGATCCCCTGGAATTTGGCTTTTCCGGCCTCAAGCGCGGCATTCATTACGGCTTGTTTTTTCCCAGCTTCGGATAGCGAGGAAACCGTAACACCTAGGTCTTTTGCGTAATCCTTTATGGCCTGTTTCGTGTCTACCGATAGGCCAAGCTTTTTGAGTGCTCGTTCATTCCCAGATGCTAGTGCGTTCGTGATCTCCGAGAAGCTTTGCGTGAGATCCTCGCCCATCACCACGGATCGCTGCTGAGCGAGTTCCATAATTTCAGGCAGGCGTTTGGCGCTAGATCCAAGCTTGATCATGGCGTCGTTCGCAAGCTTTAGGCTTTCGGTCATCGAAAGCTCACCCTCGACGGCACCCATGAAATCGGTCTTTAGCTTCTGGGCCGATAGGCCAATGTTTGAGGCTAGCTGCTGGAACTGGGCATCTACGGCCTTGATTCGCTCACCCTCAAGAGCCGCATCGAATGCGGATTTGAGTGCGAACACGGATCCGGTGACAACGGATATAGGGCCCGCCATCTTTAGAAAGTTCCCGGTGAACCGGGTTAGAATCTCGGGCGATCCCATGTCCTTGAGCTTTTTGGTTAGGTCGTCGATACCGTAGGCCGCGCCTGCCGTGTTCTTTTTGTCGCCTAGGGACTGGAGCTGCTTCTTGGCGTTGAGCAGCTTCGTAATGTATTCTTTGTCGTCCAGCGATAGCTCTAAAACAACCTTATCGTCAGACATTCTGCCCCGCCCTTTGGAATACGCTGGTGAGCATTGCCCCAGCCGCCTTGTTATCGAGTGGCTTCACTCGCTTGGGTTTATGATACCTTGCTTGGAAGGCTTTTTTTAGACCCTTGCCCCAATCAACTTTAGATTGACCACAAAAGGCGATGTCCACCAGGTCATCTAAGACAACGGCTTGGCGCTCGAACTCAAGCACGCGCGCCTCGCGTAGGATGCTAAAAAACTGCAAGGCAGGCATGCGTAGCGAATACTCCGGCGTCCATCCCATGATGAGATTCGCTTCGGCTAAAAGACGGGCAACCTTGATCGGTTCGCGATCCGGTGCAGCGTTAGCTATTGATGCTTTTTTTTTTCGAACTGCGAGGCATGCATAGGATTATCCGCGTGGATCTTGCCGGCTAGCTTGTCGATAACGATGGCCATGAACGCGGAACATTCCGCAATGGACATATCGCCAACATTCTCTCTCGTGATGTCCGGCGTTAGGATATGAAACAAATTGAAATAAGACGTGATCAGTTCTTCTGAGGAAACATCCCCTTCGGCCGAACGTCGGTGCATCAGCTCATACTGGTTGGCGAGTTTCAGGAAGTCCTCTAGCGATAGAGGATCCAGGCGAAACTTCTTATCCTTCCAGCGCACGATAATCGATTGCTCAAGAACCGTGTTGATGTCGACGATAGAGGCGGATTGTTCATCCGCCCCCACCAAGTCTTTTTCAATCATCAGGGAATAACCACGCTAGGATTACCGAAGCGGTACCAGCGAGATACGCCGCCCGTGACCTGACGGTAAACGTTGAACACCATTTGAAGGCCGGATTGCTCCTCAGGGCCGTAGGTGATTTGCGAAACTTCCTCGGGGAAAGCCAAGTAAAACGTGTGATCTTGGTTCAGATCAGCATCGTCCGTGACAACCGGGTGAAGAACGAGGGGAACGGCGTTATCAAGGTCCGATGCTCCGATAGGGAGGCGGAATTCGATAGCCGAATTTGGTCCCGAGATAGCGTAGTTAGCGTTCGGGAAAATTTGAGCCCAAACAGCTGAATCACGAACCTCTGCGATCTTGAATGTGACCTTGGCGGCGATGCCGTTCACGCGGCGATCAAGAACCGTGGTGCCGAATTGGTCAGCTTTGATTTCACCCTTGGAATAAGAAAAATCCACCACGACGTTATCAAGTGTCCCGCCGAGATCTACGCCGTTTAGCGTAACCCGTTGCGGGGTAAGTTCCATGCTGGATTCAGTTACATTTACCGTTGCGACCATATTGTTATCTCCCCTAATTTATAAAATTAACCTAATCTTTCGTAATGTTCTACCGCGCAGTCGAGCCAGATTTCCTTTCGGAACATCCCGCCGGGCTCATTAGCCACGCCTGCGTTAGTGTAAATTGCTCCGTACTCGGCGCGCTCAATCTTCACGATGAGCTTTACCTTTCCATCCGGACTTAGAATCGGCTCCTGCGCTAGGATCTGATGGAGCACCGCTTGGTAGCGATACGCCTGGCGCGTGAGGAGTTCCTCGTTTCGGTTCTCCACCACAACGGCAACATGCACGCGCTGTAGTGCGTTAATAAAGTTTGATCCTTTGGTGAGCCGGAAGTCCGTGCCATCACCGATAACGAAGACGGCGGGGGCTTGGAATGCGAGCGACTTCTCGGCGATGAAATAGCTCTTCGGTGCTCCTAGCGATACCTTGTCATCGCGGTAAGCGGATTCTGCGGCAAGGGCGTCGGTCATGTTGGCTTGCAAGCGTGCGATCATAAGATCCACGGTCGTTTCCATGAGCTTGTTAGCGATAAGAACCATCAGCTATCCGCCTTCGTGCGTAGCCCGCGCGCGAGGTACTTAGCGTACTGAAGCGCCCATTTGCGGCGGTACTGCTGGGCAACGGAAGTAAACTCGCGCTCCTCGTTCACATATTTCGCATAGGGAACGGCTGTAGAAAGCACGACAGAATTCTTGGTAACGACTTTGCGGAATTCCTCGGATGGTCCCTGCACGCTTAGCTGCGATCTAGCCTCGGGAGGGATTACTCCCGCAAGCAAGCGTCCGCTAGCGATGAGCATCTTGCGCCCGCCGCCTGGCATAGAAGCAAATCTATCGAGTTTCCGTTTAGCGTAGGCCTTGTTTAGAGGCTTCCATAAGCCGCCGGATTCCGAGTTCTTGCTTTTCCAGCGTCGCAGCTGCATGTCGGAATATGCGGGAATGAGTTCGCGGTTAGCCCAGCCAGGGAAAAAGCGGTCGGACGCGAGCAAGTTCTTGAAGGCCTTGTCGAGCGTCTTCTTGAACTTGGCGCTATCCTTCATCATCGGTTGGGCGTAGTTCTTCGATACCGTCCAACGACGGTGCCAAATAGAGGCTGAAGACTTCTCCCCTGACGTTTATAAAATTCATCGCGCGAGGCCGTGGCATCCTTCCGGAACTTGTCGGCCATGTTCATGTATTCGTTCACCGGACTGTTCTTCGGATCGCTATCGGCCATTTTGAACTGGGCGCTCTCTAGCTGGCTCCAGCGAATCGCAAGCTTCTGGTAAGCCTCAGCTGCCGCGTACTTCTTTGCGGCCGGGCGTAGCCCTTCCTCGATGTTTATGGTGATGATTAGTCCAAGCCATTCGGCCGACGACGTGAGGAACGAATTCAGCTCATCGTCGTTGAACCACTGGACATAATAGCTAGCCTCAAGCGTGTCCGTGTTATCGGGTGCTGCGGCTAAAACAAACTCGCCGAACTCGGGAGCATCGGAGCTAACCGTGACGGCCGCTCCATTTACAAAGACCCCAAACGAACCGCTCGCCGTGGAGAGGTCCGTGATTCGTCTGGGCTCAAACGTTTTAAAACTAGTGTTAGTACCGTTTAGGATGCCAAGGCAGGTCTTGCGAAAGCGGGGCTTATCGGTCGGCCCATCATTTAGTAACGCTCGCAATTCTGTGTTCGCCGTGGTCCATGCCATAATCGGTTATGCCTTACTTTCCTGAAGATCTAGAGCAACCTGGCATTCCTGCAGGGTCATCCCACTCTTCAAAACCAGGTAACGAACGCCGCGTTTAGCTAGGGCTTTCGCCTTTCGCTCGCACGCTACGATTTCGCTATCCATTGTTGGCTCATCAATCGCTAACGGACCTACGCCCGCGCGAGGGAAAAACTTATCTACGCATCTCATCCAGGGCTCGTTCGGGAAGTCCTCAACGGCTCCAGACCATTTCCAGTTTCGAATGTAGTACTGCGTTCCGGAAATCTGCTCGGCCAGGTTAAACCTAGGATCGCGATTGAGTTTCCCATTCACGATCAATAGGGGCTTAGCGTCTGAATCCGGACTGCTGTCTTTTCTTCGAACCGTTTGTCTTTGTGACATATGAATTTTCTCTCCTGAAAAAGTGCTCGCCGCCCCCAAGGTGCCCGAGAAGTCCTGGTTCCGCTCCCCAACGAAACTAAGCCCCCCGGAAGAGGCAGCGAGCATATAATCTCTGACTTAGACGCTGCCGTTGTTCCCTTGGAATGCAAAACGGGGATCGATGAAGTCCGCGTTCCCGCGCATCGAAACCTTCCAGCGGTAGATATCGCGTTCGAACGCAGCGCCGGAGTTCGGAGCTTCTTGTTCAACCGCAACAGCTTCGCGCAATTGCATAACGAACCAGGGCTTGCTGTCATCGACGAGGTACCAAGCGGTGGAGTCACCGTTACAAGTACCGTCGTTTTTGAACATAAAGCGGCTAACGGAAATATCCGCCAAACCTTTAACTGGGTTGATCGCGAACGATTGACCTACGGCACCAGCGGAGCCCGAAAGCACCGAGGGGAAGTAGGAAGAGTTCAAGATCACAGCCGCATCGAAGGACAAGGTCGGTCCGATGAGCAAACGCTTGCCGTTAACAGCCATTTTCAAACCAAGTTTGTTCTTTTGGTTCATCAAAACGGTCTTAGCGGTTTGGAGCGTACCTTGTTGGAGTGCGCCGTAAGTAGCAGGACGGTTGTAACCGCCGCCTACGAACGGAGTGCTGGCCGGTGCCCAGGGATAAACAGCCTCATCCGCAGGTTGAGTTTCTGAAATGGGAATCTCGAACTCGGCGTATTGCATGTTCGCAACGGAAGCCAGTTTACCGTAGCAAAGAGCTTCGATCAGGTAGCGCATGTATTCGCCAAGGAGGCGAACTTGCGATTGGAACTGACCAGTTTGGTCGTCCATGATCAATTCTTTTTCAACGGCGTACAATTGGCCGTACTTGCGGTTCGGGAGTTTGATATCCAAACCAGCAGCGCGAGCCTCAGGGTACTTCTCCTGACGGCCCACTTCGCGAGGGAAGCTGGTGCCGTGCAGAGGAGCATAAAGCTCGGTGTCCATCTTCGAAGGAATGGTTTTAACCCAATCTTCGTTGGTGGTTTCAAGCGTCTCGAGGTACGCAGAGTTCACGATGGTTTGAATACCAGCGCGAAGAACTTGGCTGAAGGTCGAAGCGGAATCCGCTTCCTTCATGCAAGCTTTCTTAACGGCTTTCCAGCTGAAGGAATCTTCCGTTACAGGGAACTCAGCGGGGTTGGTGATGTCACAAGCCTGGCCGAAAAGGCGCTGGCTAGTGTGCTTCATCGACTCGCGAAGTTCTACTTGGGTATCGCCTTCAGCGATTGCCTTCTTGTAAACCTTAGCTGCGTTCTCGCGGTACTTTACGTTCGGCGTGGAAAACCCGCCGGACAGTTTCGTTGCTAAATCTTGTGTTGCTTTATCCATATAAAAATCTCCCCCAATTCTTTCTAATTAGAATTTCAAAGTGTCGCCGATGTATCGAGCGCCCAAAAGGACTTCGATGTCGGTGTTCGTTCCGCCGGTTACGTTCTTGCCTTGGTAAACGCCGATGATCTTCGTACCAGCAGCTTGGACGTATTGCTCGCCGCCTGCAGGGTACAAGTAAACAGCGTCGCCGGATGCGAGTGCATCGCCGCTCTTAAGTTTGCAAAGAGCGATCACGCCGTAGGCGGGACCGGGAATGTCGGAGGGCTGGATAGCCGCATCGTTCGAGGTGGAGTAGGGGCTTTTCAGCTTGCCATTCACGACGGTAACAACTGCGCAACCGAGGAACGTGCTGCCTTCGGTTTCAGCCGAGGGCTTAACGATCTTTTTCGTGGTCGCGTTGAACACGAGAAGGTCGCCTTGGTTGTAGCTCACCGCACTGTCGGTAACGGTGAAGGCAGATTCGAAAATAGATTTTCGCGAGATCTCCCGAACGATGGTGTTTTTTGCTGTGCTCATTTTGTCTTTCTCCTTTTAGAAATTAAACGAAATTACTGAAGCCGCCGGTAGAACCGCCCTGCGCGGGAACCGATGCTTTTTCTAACATTGCGAAGCTGAGGCCGTTGTTATTGCCGCCAGCGGATTTAACGGAATCACGGAAGGCCGTGAACTTTTCGGTGATCTTGGTGAGGTCTTTTTCGCCATCAACGAGCTTTAGGAAGTTGGCGCGTTCTCCCGCCAAATTCGATTCACGCAGAAGGTGATCAACCTTTGTTGCAACCTCGGATTCCAAAAGCTTATTTTCCAGCACTGCGATACGCTCCATGGCTTCTTTCAAAGCGTCTACGGGCGTGGCATCGCTGCCTTTTTTGGTGAGTGCGGGAACCTGGGCTTTAATCCCATCTGATTCTTTCGTGGGCGTGCTGCATTCTTCGGTAACAACCGGAGCAGCGGCCTCTTGCGTGGGCGTAGCTTCGGGAGCCGGAGCGGCTTCCTTAGATTTCTTCTCGCCCATGTGTTTGGCGAGTTTCATGCTATGGGTTGCGGCTTCCTGAGCGGCAAGCTTGTCGTAGCCCATCTCTAGGTACGAACCCACGGCGTCTTTAGCCATGGTTTGAGCTTCCGGGTTTTCCATGTGCTCTTCGCCCAAAGCTTGGGAGATGATCTTTTGGAGCATGAGCAGATCTTCTTGAGCATCGTCGTGGCCAACGGAAGGTTCGGCAACGTCGCCCGAGTTTCCGGGTGCCGGTGCGTCAGCTGCCGCAGCGTCTGCGCCATTTCCAGATGCCGGTGCTGCGCCGCCCGAAGCGGGTGCGGAACCTTGGCCGGGCGTAGGTGCGCCATCGTCCTTTTTTCCGAAGGCTTCCATAACGTCGCCCTCGAGAAGTTTAACCATGAATTGTTTGAACATATGTGTCTCTCCCCTTATTCAATAATCGAAGTGATTTTGCCGCCCGCGCCTGCCTCAGTTACGAGATCACAGGAAACCGCGTCGGTAATTAGTAAAACAATCTTAACTGCGGACATGCCTTTTTCTACCGCCGCCATGAGTTTCGGCCGGCAGCTATCGGGGATCCCGCGCGAGATCAGGTCTTGAACCGTGATCTGCTCGGCCGATCCGTTAGCGTTAATGGACAATCCAACGAGGTCCTTGTCAGGGAATTTCTTTTGGAACTCGATGGCGGAAGCGCATAGCTCACGCGCCCACTTGTAGGAATCGCTTGAGGGTACTTCTAAATCAGCCTTGAGCTGCGCGCGCCCATCGGCGGCGTCTTCCACGCGAAGGTTCGAGAAGTGTCCTAGGATGTCGCGCACGTCGCGCTCGGGGCGCTCTTGCTCCTCGGATTTCGAGGGGTGATTGGCGTAGCATTTGCGGCCTTCGAACTGGGTAACGGCGGAGTTTAGTGCCTCGCGCGTGTACCAGAAGCCATCGCGTAGGTTGCCAAGTCCCTCGGTGAGTAGAACCACGCCGAACTTGGTGGGTCCAACGCCGTCTTCCTTGGATTCGATGAGCTTATAGGACAGCTCCGGGCGATCAAAGATCATACTTTCTTTAACGGCCGCGCGTAGCACGGGCACGTTAGTCGAACCGCCTTCGGCTTCCTTATGCTTAGGTTTGAAGCGCCAAAAGGCCTCACTCATCTCAAAGAATTTCAGAGATGCCAGCGGCGTGGATTCCTTTTTAGGGGCCACGGCGGATTCGGTGAACTTGATGCCGTTCGCCTTCAAAACATTCAAGAAAGTAGCTCCGCTGATCGTGGGATTTTGCGTGAGTAGTTCTTGGACCCTTTGATCAGGCGTCTTTTGCCCCTCAAGGGCATCTAGAATTGCGTCGGATTCCTCTAGGCCTGCATCGTCGTCCGCATCCTCGGATGCTTCCTGATTCTTTTCGATGATGGCTGAGGTAAACGTGAGCCAACCTAAAGGCGGCAGTTTGCTTTTATTCGCTTCTCGTAAATTTCCCTTTTTTGGGAGTACTAGAGCGAATAATTTCATGGCACCTCAAAGAGGACTTCAACGTACATTTTCGTGGAAAAACCTTCGCGCATTTCCGGTCTGCATTTCAGATCCGCAAGCCCGTAGCCTTCTTGCCTAGCAACGTATTCCGCTTTCTCAAGCGACTGTCCACAATCGTAGATCATGCCAGATTTTGTTTTAATCTTATAGGTGTGATGGCTGACATTTGAAAAAAGGCTGGTCCCGCGATCAATTGCGTTCACGATTTGCTTGCTTCCGTAGCGCCATTTGTCCGGGTTTTTAGCGAATTCCTCGAACGTAGGGAGGCCGTACTTGTTCGGGTTCTCCGAGAGGTCGGCAAGCTGCGTGTATTTTGTGAACTTAGAATCCGCGACCACGGCGTGCCTCCTCTTTGTCTGCGCTAGTAATTGCATGCGGCGGTTTCCCGCCAGCCTCAGGCTTATCGGCAATCAAAGGATTACCTTGAGCCGGTACTCCGGCGGGTGCCGTGAGCGGGCTCATTTGGCCAGGCGGAGGGGCCGCGTTGGTTTTATCCATGGCGATGGCTTCCTGCTCCTTTTTGTAATCGTAATCGGTGATGTTGAGTTCCTTGGAGGCGATCTCGGCGGCGCGTTCCTTCGATACCCACTTCTGGGTTTCAGCTAGAACCAAGTCCTTGAGCTTCGCTGTTCGATCCTGAACCACAACGTCTGGGAATGTGATTTCGCACACAGCGTCAAAGCCATACTGCTTCATCGTGCGATTGAACATGTCCGAGATGATGCGCTTGAGAAGGGTTTGCCGTTTCTCGATGCGCTTGGTGAACGGCTCGGTGGATACTAGCGCGGAGGCACGCGTTTGGCCTCCCGATAGATGCGATCCGAAATAGGAAACGGGAATCCCGCAACCAATAGCGATCATGGATAGCGTCCATTCGAAGCTAGAGGACTTGCTACTCTTCGCGCCCGCGTTCGCTAGGTACTGGCGCGTGACATGCTGCGAATGAACGAATTCGGAGCCAGCCGGAGGAATGGTTCCCATGGCCGCTTGGTTCTCCACATAAGCATCAATGTCGTCCTGATCCCCATCGATGGTGGTATCCATGCTCCATGCGGAGTTCTTCATATCCCCGATAATGGAGTAGTTGATCGAATCGCGCATGCGCTTCAGATATCCGAGAATCGGAAACAAATCTGATCGCCCACGCTTCTCGTTTGAAACGCAGTTGATTTTGTAATGGTCGATTTGGTCGGCCGCGATCTGCTGGTAGAGATATTTGAGCGTGGTGACGGGCTTTCCTGCATCCACGCCCGTGTACATTTGGTACTGCGTAGGCGCAATCTGCTGGTACGCAAGTACGCGCGTGATGTCCTCGGGGTAGGTAATGATTTCCCAAATGGACGAGGGATCGATGGGACGAAATCGGGGTGCGATACCCTTCTTAGGCTCCTGGCCAGCGTAATCCTGATAGCCGATTTTGGTCTGCATATCCGGCAGCTGCCAATTCATGACCTCGCCATAGATTCCGATCTCGTTGCAGAAGTTCTGCATGAGGTTCGGCAGGTCGTTCACCTCTTCGGTGAGCTTCCAGAGAGGCGCAGCAAAGTTCTTATCCTTGCCGCCGATCACGTCCACGCGAAAGCCACGCCCAAGCGCAAAGTCGGTCATCGTGTTGATGATGAAACGTGCGATGGGATCGTGGTGGTAGGCGAAGAACGCCAGCGAGTGCATGCGCTGGTAATCGTAGAGATAGAGCTGCTTATTGAACGGGCCGCCAAGTAGGGAAATGAAATCATCCCCCACGTTGCCATCGTTGTAGTTCGAGAATCCGGCCTGCGAGGTAGCCGCGAATTGATCGGCCTCGCGTAGGCTCACACCTTTGATGGAGCCCTTTTTGAAGCCCTCAAGGAACTTGCTTCGGTTCAGGCCGGCCATGCCGATAGCTTTAGACTTGCGATCATAGCCGATACATTTGGCGTCGATCTGAACTTCGGGATTGGCCTCTAGCACGCGCACGACATCGTGAACGGTCTTAGCTTCCCAGAAGTTTGTGGAGCCGCTGGGCTGAAATGAATCGTCGTATTCGTAGGTCTTATCGGTGAGCCAGTTATGGTTCACGGTACGCGCCCACGTGGTTTTGGATTTCTTATCCTGCTCAAGTTCGGCAGGCTTGGATTGAACCACCGGGGCTTTGATCTTCTTCACTACGTCTTTAGCCATGTCTCAAAATCCTTTGCTTCGGTTGATTGGCCGGAGCCAATGGAATCCAGAACGGGCTCTAATCGGCAACGGCAGTTCGGGTGCAAAGGCGGTTCAACGCCCATGCACTGATCGTCCTCGTCCATGCCCGCGAGCTTTTCCTCGATCTCGGTTATTGTAAGGCCATCGCGCCATAAACAACACTCATCGGTTTTGGCATCGATGACGGCTACGAAAACAAACTCCGAAATGCCGTTCTCGTTTGCTGCGTCTTCCTCGCCATCGCGCACGGACTGCACGAATTCATGCGTGAGATCCTGCTCGTATTCCCATGCGTAGACTTCCTCGACGCCCGAGGGTTTAGCTTCGTCCGGAATATCGATAAGGTCTTCGGGGCCGCGTGCGACGGGAAGGACTTGAAGCGTGGCATAGCTAACCGTAGCGTCCCATTCCTCATCGGTGAGAAACGATAGGGCGAAATCCTTTAGGGCTTTGCCAATGCCTGTATCAGCCTCGCGGAGCTTAGGATTGCGAAGCGGGAAGCGTTTGGCGGGCTCGCGCTTGGGCATCGCGCGCAGGATCCGGTTCATCGAATCCTTCGAATCCTCCTCCATGATCGCCGATAGCTGGTAGGCGTCCATAATGCGACGCGTGAGGCGATCCAGATAGAGGATGATCCGGTTATAAACTTCTTGGTTCTTCGATGCGGAGGGCTCGCGGTTGGGCGCGGAGAATTTCAGCTCCTCGTTCGATGCCTGCGCGATAGCCTCGGCCGTGGCCGCGTTCGCCATGATGTACACGGATCTGGCCATTTTACATTGGTTTACATAGAGCGCGGGCGCGAGGGCCATGAGCGTGGATTGGATTCGGTTCTGCACCTGCTGAGAGGTGGTGATGGATTTCATCACGATTTGCCCGGCTAGGAAGTTTGCGATCTCGCGAAGCGCGGGTGCTAGGATGTTGGTTTGCTCGGCCCTGGCATTCGATAGCATGTTCTCGAGCGTTTTGTTTCGCTCCGCCATGAATTCACGATATGCGTTTGATTCTGAGGCTCTTGGCATTTCTGCAAATCACTATCTCACGAGCACCCGCATTTTACTACCGCGCCCGCTAACCTTAATCGGTGCGAACACGCATATGGGATAACCCACGCCGTCCGTGTTGTGCGTTCTCTCGTGCTTCGATCCCTCATCGAGGATTGCCTTGTCGGAGCTGTTTTTCCACACGACGCGCTGGAAGTCCTTGCGCAGGTTCACGCATTTGACCGGGTTCAGGGTCATGGAGACTTTGCCAGTGCCGGATTTTAGAGCGGCGTTTACGGTGTTCACGCGATCCTTAATCGATGGGTTTGAATCGGGCGTGCGATCCGAATATTTGATACCGGCTAGGAATAAATGCTCTTTAACGATATCGAAGTCTGATTTATTTGATGTGCGCTGCGTCGCTTTACCGCTCGCATCCCCGCATAGGATGACGCCAACCTTTTCCATGCACACGCCGGAGGCAAATAGCTTCTCGATGAGAACCTTTGCGGCCTCGGGCGTGTTCGAACCGGCTAGGTGGATCTCATCGGTCCAGTGAAACTCGCGGTTGAGGTGCTGCCCTAGCGTCCACGCCATGGGGTTTAGGTTGAAGTCCATTCCAAGCAATATGGGAAGATGTTCGGAGTATTCCTCGCCCGGTTTAGCAAAGGGGGAATCCATGCGCTCGTTATGCGTGCCGTAGTTGTAGTACGCGCGCCCGGCGGTCATGTCGCGGAACTCGGCTAGGATCTCCTGCGCAAACTCCGCTTCGGTCATCATGTTGCGAAGGGAATCTAGCTCCTTCTGCGGGTACAGCGGGCATTCGTAGGCGCTGGCCTGCATGTGTCCCCACTCGCCCGTGGTATCCACCCTGGCAAATTCATAAAGTTCCCAAAAAGCATCGAATCCGTTGGGGGTGGAAATAAAGATCGCCCATCCGCCCGTGGTGTTCAGCATGGGACGCAGAACTAGCGCCCAAAGGTCTGGGTTTTGATCGCGCACTTCATCCACGACCACGCCGTTTAGCGAGACGCCTCGAAGGTTGTCGGGGCTGTCGCCTGATTTGAAAATGATCTGCGCGCCGTTGATGAATTTAACCCGAAGCTCGGTCTGGTTCTTCTTGGTCATCACCTCGCGGCAATTCCAAAGCATGCCGATCAGGCGGCGGTACTGCTGTTTAGCCTGATCGTAGGTGGGTGAGACAAACCAATAGGTGTGATTGGGATTTTCCCATGCGACTTTTAAAAGGTGGTTTAGGGCAGCGGTGCTCTTCCCCATTTGCCGTCCCCAGGAGACGACAGTGAAGCGGAACTCCCCGCAAAGCTTATGGAACGCGAGTTGAAGCGGGTACGGCTGGTATAGGCGTAGTTTACGCGTCGTCATCCGATGATTTGGGTGAAGCGGACTCGCCAACGCCTCCCCACTCGGCAACGTAGGTCACATCTAGATTACCGCTAACGACCATTTCGTTCTTCTGCTCAACCTTATCGGACATGCCCAAATGGTTCTTCGATAGCCAGATGAGCGCGGTCATGTTGCCCTTTGAGGCCATCTCAAAGAGCTTTCTGCGCAGCGACATCTTGCCGGGGGCCTGCCTTTGGACCTGATACTCCGCGAAAGTCATGCCGAATTCTTCCTTCACGCGTCGCTCAACAATGTCCTCCGAGCATTCAAACCAGCCAGCGAGTTCGCGCAGTGTGGCATGAATGGCGCATAGCTTATCGAATTCCTCCCAATTGAGCTCCTTCTTGGGGCGTCCCATTTTGGCGGGTGCTTTGATAGGCGTATCGTCAGACATTGGATTCATTCCTTCGGCGATGTTGGGAGAATTATTTAGCTGATGGTGCGTCGTCCGGCTTTACGGTGGGCATCTTATCGAATAGCGCATTGCGGAGCGTGTTTAGCGCGGTCATGACGGCGATATGAGATTCGCGGTTCATACTCACTTGAGCGGTAACGTCTTCTAGAATTTTGATGGCTTGGGCGTGGGTCATTTGGTTCATTTAGGTTTTTCCTTATTGTTGTGGTGGGTCGATGCGCGCGAGCGTTTGGATAGCCTCAAGGAGCTTGTGATATTCCTGAGGCGCGCCGCTTTTGTGAAGGTCTACGATTTGCTGTGCTTGTGCTTTCGTCATGACATCAATCCTAATGCTCTGCATGCGTTATAAACTTCTTGTAACATGGTTTGTTCGGTTGCGGTATATAGCGCGCCTGCGGTTTGTGGGCCGCTAGATGCGGGCTGAGTTACCGCCGGGGTATTAAAGAATCCTGCCGTGGTGCCGTTATGCTGCAGCTTCGCGCGCAGGAGCGTATCGCCATCAACGTCTAGCGAATAGCCGGTTGTGGCTTTGTCATCGCTGATCGTGGTGCCGCCGAGCCGCAGGCTTCCCTTGATCCAGTTGTTCACGTTCGGAGCGGCGTAGAGCCCCCAGCTATCGGTTCCGGGATCTCCGAAGGGAAGATCGAACTCATATCCGTAGAGGCGGTTCACGGTGGTTGTTCCGTTCGGGATAGCGATGGATCGGCAAAGGGCTACGATGTCGGCCGTTCCACCTGTGGCTCCGGAATCAAGCGAGATGGCGAAGACGGCTCCGCCTACGCGATCAATCGTGGATCCGGTGCCCATGGATAGGACGGCGGGAAGACCAAGCGCAGCGTATCCAAGGAAGGACGAGGTGAGCGTGGAGTTATCGCCGATGTTCATGAGCATGGCCGTGTTGATGGCTAGCAGATCGGTGGTGAGCGTGGTGCTAGCCGGAACGGAGGGCTGGGTGATCAGCGTATCGATGGAATTTACGTCGCCGGGAAATCCGGAGATGTCCACGGATGCGAATGAATTTAGGGAGCCGATGGATAAGCCTCCGGTGAAGCTTAGGGCCCCATTGATTTGCACGTCCCCATCAAACTGAGCGGCCTTCTTGTTACCGGGATTGATGCCGCCCGCGAGGTTGGTCTGAGCATAGGTAACTTGCGGATTACTCGCGGTGCCGGTGATCGTGATGAGCGCATTTGTGATAATGGCGGGAACGGCGTTGAGCGCGGCTAGCACCTGGGTTGCCGTCGAGACGCCGCTTTCAATTGTCACCTGGATATGCTGGCCGCCGGATAGCGTAGCGACTTCGTTTCCAGCCGTTGTGGTGTTCAGGTACTCAACCGTGATGTTGTTGCCATCGGTGCCGGGCTGGTTAATCTGATACGTGATGTCTTGAACGACGAGCGAGGCTTTAACTCCGACGTAGTTCGTGACGTTGCCCATGTTGACGTTCAGACCCGTGGCGCTGTTGTTATTTAGCGTGATGTTGGGCGAGATGACGACGCCCTGGAAACTTCCGGCTGTATCGATGGTTCCGATATTTGGGAATATGCCAACGCCCGTGAAACCCGCGTTTCCGTTAAAAGTGGTGATATTCGGATTGCAGGAATATCCGGTGAAATTACTATTGTTTGCAATGGATGCGAGAGTCGGGCTTGCAACGTAGGATTGGTACCCCTTGGATGCGCAATCGATGTTAGCAAAATCGTAGAAGGCGATTACATCTGAGGTTAGAAAAGCTCCGGAATGAAAATGAGGCTGAAACCCATACCCGTTGGGGTTTGAACTAACGGTAACGCCATCGTTAATGTCGGCAAATCCATTTGCGTAGGAGAAGCCCTTTACTTCGATGGGATCGGTGCCGTTGCCTAGGTTAAAGTAGGTATTGAGGGCCTGGACGCGTCCGATGTTGCCTGTTCCGGCGTGGGTTGCGCTAACGTTTAGGATGTTGGCCGCATTGCCGTTGGTGCCTTGTGTGAATCCGGAGCTAGCTACGTCGAAATAAACCTGGATGTTTTCAATGTTCCAATTCTCGTCGGGCGAGTTTTGGAGCGGGCTAAAACCAATGTTGGTGTTGTTGACCGTGCCGCCGCCGGTATCGTTTGGCTGTTCGGTTAGGTTCGTGTTCATGCCTCCGGAGGTGGTATCGATGCCAAATCCGGGGACGGTGTAGAGGGTGCCCGAGCCATCGAATCCCGCGAAGGTGTTGGCGGATCCCGTTGGGGTGCTCGATCCATTTGCGGCAGCTGTGACGCGGCCCTTTGAATCAATCGTAATGTCGGCATTTGTGTAGGATCCGGGGGTAACGGCCGTATCGGCTAGCGTTGCGGCAGCTCCCGAGGTGGTGACATCGCCCGTGAGCGGTCCCGCCTGTTTCGAATTGAACGTGTTCCAATCGGTCGAACTTAACGCGCCGGACTGAGATCCGGATGCAGTGTTAATTGAAATTGTGGGCGTAGCGCCGCCGCTTGAGTTGATCGGGGAGGTTGCGCCAACAGACGTGACGCCGCCTGGGCTTCCGTTAGCTGCTGCTGTTACGCGCCCCTTGGCATCCACGGTTATGTTCGTATTCGTGTAGCTACCGGGCGTTACGGCGGTGCTAGCTAGGGTTGCGACTTGCGATCCGGAGCCGGGGCCTGCAGTAACATCGCCCGTGAGTTCGGTGATTCCCGTATCGGTATCCGTGGCAAGCTTCCAATCGGCCGAGGAGGTGGTTCCCGCCGAGATGTAGGTCTTCTTTGCGACCGTATCGATGAAATGCTGGCCTACGGCCGTGGGCGTGGTTGTTGGAGCCGTGGTTCCGGTAAAGATATGTTGTGACACAGTGCGTCTCCTTTAGGGTGCTGTTAGCACGTTTCCGTTTTCATCGATGAGGACAGAGGGTGGGGCATCGGGCCCGAAATAGAGGCAATCCGTGGGGCCGGTTAAAATCGTGTTGGGGTCAAACGTGGATCCGGTGCCTGCACCCACAAAATCAAATGTGCGGGTGAAGGGATTGAAGATCAGCGTCACGAGTAGACCACCGAAACGAATGAAATGGGTGTGGGCGTGCCGTAATCCATGGTTATGGTTTGAACGATTGTGCCGGATACGCCGCCTTGGCGAAACTCGTAGGCTACGGTGTTCGCATCGACCTGCACGCAGGTAACGGCATCGTATTCGGATAGCGGCGGTCCAAAGGGGAATGTTTTAACGTGGAGCTGGTTGCGGCCATCCGTGCCGGTGGAGGATCCAACCGGGTTTGAATCGTCTACGAAAAGCGCGCTTGGTCTACCGTTTCCCGCCATGCATGGCAGTTTATCCTAAAGAAGCCAGGAAATGAGTTCCGGGGATTCAAAAAAACGACGTTCAAGCTCGGATTTAACCGCCGGGATGAGCGGAACTATTGTTTCGTCGACTTTGATTTCCGTCGGGTGGTACTCGGTCCACTGCGACGGGCGCGATACGGTTTCATGGCCCGGCACGTCGCATCTACCCTTAGCGATTTTCGTTCGGTACTCGTGCAAGCTCATCGAAACGTAGTGGTTGATGCGAATTCTTAACGACGATGGAGATTGCGCGAAGGGTCCGTAAACGGAATTATGATTTTCATCTATGCAAATGAACCCTTCCTTCGGTGCGCTCGAATGGGGGTCGATCATCTTGATGACTCTGCTCGGTCTAACAATCGATTTAACGTGGCATATTTTCTCTTGGAACGTGTGATGGAAACGCTCGATGATCAGCCCGCGCTCGCGCTTCACCTGCCCGCTTGAATTAAAATTGGTCCACGGGATTTGAAGTGCCGCAACGTTCTCGCGGTCGTATTCGTTTAGAAGAATTGCAACGCCGTTTTTCATATAATCGGGCGTGAACATGAACTCGTCGTTTGATCCGCACCAGAGCCATTTTACTTTCTCTTCTATTTCGGGAAATAAATCGCCGTAGATCCAGTAACCCGCGTACTGGTTGTGCATGTGTTCGGGAATTTTCCGCATCTCCACGATTCCCGCCTCGATGTAGGGCGCTAGGAAAACCTCAGGGAAGTCCGTGGAATGGTTATCGTAGATATAGAATTTCTCGAAACCCTGCAGGACGTGGAACGCAACCCATTCGGCAATGTGCGTGGATTCGTTTTTGATGATCGTGCAGGCGGCTAGGTTAATCATGCACTATATTTCTAGTGCAGATTCTCCTCTAGGAAAAGCAGCGTCCCATCATCGCGCACGCGGTAGGTCATCGCGCCAAGTGGCGGTGTGCGGAACTTATCGAGTACAAGAAAGTATTCATCTTTGGGAAAGGGGCCTAGGTAAATTTGGTTTTTTCCTACGCCATCGCCCGGATAGAATTCGATGAAGGTTCCGGGGGGCAGGTTGAAGGCTCTGAATTTGTCGTTAAGTCGGAAGAGGAGCGGCCCTTTGATAGAAACCGCCGTTTCCGAAAAAGGTATGGATATATGTTGTGTATGTATATTACCGAGTACTTGTTTCAGGTGGCCGCTCCCTTCCGCTGATTAGTATCGCAGGACTTTCGGTTATTTCAAACTCATGGCTTTGACGGCCTGCTGGCCTGCCCGGTTAAAGATGATGATCGAGGTTTCGCAGTTATGGTGCACAAGGATTCCGCGAAATCGGTATTGCTTGGCATCCAGCCTTTGAAAGCGTTTGGTTGCTTTCCCTGCAACCAGGCATTCGTGCGAGAGTACGGGCCGCTTGCATTTAGGGCATTCGCTTTTGAGCAACATATTCATTCCCCCATTCAAATCGCGGGCCGCTTAGTTATATGCGCATTGTCCGCCGAATTTCACTCCGGCTTGTAGGAATGTAACTTTGAGTTTCGCGGATTGTCGAACCGTATAGCCGGGGTAAATTTCATTCGTCAGGTTGTTTACGCATTGAACCGTGAATTGGTTCGCGTAGCCCTGATCTTCTAGGATGCGCGTGATGCCTTCGATGTCGTTAGCTACGCCTAGGTATTCGCGGCAATCATCGGTGGAGGGCAGGGGCACGCTGAAGCTCAGCGGCTCATCGCTTTCCTGCCAGGGCTTGAGGATGCTCACGTGCTTGTTTCTATGGCTATCGCTGTAATCCCAATCGTAGGAGGGATAGAGGCATACGGTGTCGGAGGGCATGTCTTCCACCATGGGGATTCCCATAACGTCGCCGTTGGTTGCGGGCTTGCCTGCCGCCTTACGCGCGCTCGCTGAATCCGTGGGCGCGTCCGTAGGTGCGGTCGTCGCGGGGATTTCGCATGCGGTAAGGGAGCTAAGGGCTAGGATGGTTGCTAGGCTGATTACGTTCTTCATGATCTTGGTCCTTTCGTTTTACCGGGGGTCTGAATCCCGTTTTGTGTTTGTTCTTACTCTTTCAGTATAGAGCATGCGGGTGCCCAATAGGATTAAGTTTTAGCGAACGAAGTATGAAGATTTGGTTAAGATTCGGGCTCGCTATCGTCGTGTTCTAATTCAATAACGGCGTCTATTTCCACGAAAGGCTCATCCCAATCCCAATCAACCCTGAGGCCTCCGCATTTAGGGCATGAGCGCGGCATAGCGCCGCCGGGATTAGTTTCATGGGCTCCACAATCTTTGCACTCCCACCAACGCATTGCCATGGTTATTCCTTTAAAAGACTCATTAAAGCATCATCAGCGATGTTTATTTTCTGCATCAATTCATCGCAAAAACATACCAATAATTCTCGCCTTGTTTCGCGCAAATCGGATTCCTGAATGGCTTCTCGGACCGCGCTGAGTTGTCCACGAGCACCGGCCAATGCCAAGAGAGCGTCTAATTTGTTTTTCATATCGCTATTTATGGCCATGGTTATTCCTCCGATTCAGGCGAGACGGTTACGGTGCCGTCTTTTTTCAGCACGTAGGTATAATCTTGTCCGGCATCACATCCGAATTCGACAACTCCCCAGCCGGTTTCCCTGTCCGATCCTAAATCGAATTTAGAGCAATCGAACGCACTGGAGCGAAGGAGCTGCGCAAATTTATACGTAGGATCATCACCGCGATTCTTTGTGAAGGTTTCGTTAAAGTCTTTCAGCCATGGAAGCATGGCCGATGGATACCCATCCCAATGTTTATAGACCTGAACGAAGTTCACGCCTTCGACTTGGATCACGCTACGGGTTCCCATTATTTACTCCTTATTCCTGTGGGTTTTTAGAAATTTTCTGATCAATATCAAACCGCAAATCCTCGATCAAATCGAGGTACGGAAAGTTACGCTCGAGCGCGGGTTGGTTGCCCGTGCATTCTAAATGGACGCGATCTTTTTCCTTCTGCAAAAGCAATTCGATGATTGTGGCTTCTTCTATCGAAAGTTCTAGTTTGATCATGTTCTTAGAATACGCGCCTGCTGCGAGCGGGTCTAATTAAGATTGTATGAAGATGGAACATCGCAAAGAGAACAAATGGTTAGCGATCTTCATTGAATCTTAATCGTATTTCTCATGCTTCGCGCCCGTCGTTTTTATATAATGGATGTATGAACGATAGCCGAATAGAAAAGCTAGAAAGCCTAAAAACGCATCCATGGCTTCGCCGCGTATTCGCTAAAATCGGCAAAGCGGACGAGCAGCTCATGATCGAGTTTTGCCGCGCCAATGCCTACGACACAAAGGACGAATTCGAAGCGCGCGTAAATCGCATGTTCATGGATTGCCCTAAGCCGAAACGCTGGAAGGAAATTCTAGAGCTGCTCGCCAACGCTAACGCCGGTTACATCTCCTAAATCCGCCTCGCCAAATTCGCAATCCCCGCAAGCCTGGGTTGCCTTCTTCGCATCGCCTTTGCAGAAAACGAGCACGTTTTGGTGCGTCTTGCCCACCTTGCGCGCGGCCTCGAACATGCGGCCCGTTCTAATGGGCAGCGATCCAATGGCCGTTAGCAAAATAATCTCGTTGTAATACCGTGCCCCGGCTTCCTCGAATGCGCGAATCGTGTCAGGAACGAACCCATAATATGCGCCGCTGTTTTTCTTTGAGCGCACTTCGCCAACGACGAACACGGCGAAGCGATCCGGCTTTAGCATTTCCACGCTCTTCTTGATGATCTCAAAATAGGCGGGTTTGAAATCCTCATAGCTCATGTTCGAAATGTCTTTTGGGTTGTCCGAATAAACTTCCAAGTCGGCATACGGCGGACATGAAAAAACAAGATCCGCCTGCACGCCTTCGCAATGCATTTGAATGTCTTTGGAATCGCCGCACGCCCAAACGGGCATGGGGTCCGTGCAAATTTTAGTGCCTTGAATTCGATTTGCATCAACTTGTTCTTGGCGCAGCTCGCATCCGACATATTGGCGTCCAAGCTTTGAGGCAACGATTCCGCGCACGGACCCTCCCGCGAAAGGATCGAGCACCGTTCCGGTTGGCGGGGAGAACCAGCGGTAAACAAGTTCGCAAAGCACGGGATCGAAGATGGAAATTCCGGCCTCCGACTGAGCCGCAAGAATCTTGCGGCTCACCTCGTCAGTAGACGGATCATTTATATTTTTTCCCTTTGCCCAAGTTACTCCAGTGGCGTTATTCATTTCTCGGCTCTCGGCTCTCGGATTCCATTCGCCCTTCATGATGTCTTGTCCCAAGAACTTTTTCTTCATCGTATTTTTTCTTTCTTAGCTTCGGGTCGTTGTGGTGAGCGAATTTAGCCATTATTTTTTATCCATCCAGGTAGTTTTCATTCCAGCCTTGTATCGAGCCAATGGCTCAGGGCTTCCGCCGGTTACTGCGAATCGCTTCCCTTTAGATACACCTTGCTGGCCTGAAACGTCTTGAGGTTGTCCTTCATCCATTGATGATCGTTCATGCACCCCCCCCCCCGACCAAGTTCGGATTGGATGCCGAGTGCAATCCACGAGCGTTTACGATTCTGCCAATACCCCTCGCGCGCATTCAGCACGGAGAACGGTGGAACGCCGAAACGCTGCGCAAGGGTTGCGCGTGCTTCGGATTCGGATAGAGCTCCATCCTCGCCCGTAGGCAAAAGCTCCGCCGGTTCCAAAACAAAATTCTTGATGCCCAGAAGATCAAGCTCGAAATCCGGTCCAAGATCGGCAAGGTCCATGTTGATTCCCGAAAGATCCAGCTCCGCCCATGATGCGATGCTATTCTCGGACACCATCGCAGCGTACTCCATGTCCTCGTTCTCAAAGTCCTGGTACATAACGGGCACGTGCGTGAGGCCAAGCTTCTTTGCGGCCATGAGGCGACCGTGGCCGGATACGAGCATGCCGCTTTGATTTGAGACGATGAGCGGGGAGCGGAAGCCTTGGTACTTTATGATTTGCGCAAGCCGCGTGATTTGCTCATCACTGTGTCCATTTCTATTGCGTGGATTTGGCGCAATCTCGTCTAGCGGAGTGGCTTTGATGTCGGAGGCGCGGATGGTCATTCTTTACCCTGAATCGCCATGAATTTTTGATAGGCGTAGTTCCTTAGGACCTCAATTGCGCCCATAGCGTCGAGTGTTGGCGGAGCGGTAACAATCGAACCATCGACTGTCATCACACAGGAAACGATAATGCTCCCATCGTAGTGGCGTTTTACGGCATCGTAAAAAGCATCCGTTAGTTCCTGAAGTGTTGGCTTCACTTCTTGTTTCGCTACTTCGTTATTTTCCATTGTTGCTCCTCGTTTCTAAAACATATTTTGCGGTGTTTGCCATCGCAGTAGCTACCGTTCCCTGAAACACGATTATGTTTTTCATTAGAGATTCGACTTCCCCGATTATATTCTTGAGTGTTGCCTCTAGCGTGGCGATGCGCTTGTCGAAGGAAGCAAAAATTTCATCATAGGATTTCCCGCCTAATGATTCGATTTTGCCCTCATTCCACGAGATCGATTTCATTACATTCTGTTCCGTAAGTTCGAGTGTTTTTACATACACCCCCTCAGCAGGAGAGCCTACATCGCGCATCAAATCATAGCGGTGCGCAGTAGTGGGATCCGTCACCTGCGCGTACTTGCCTTGGGATGTGAACTTGAATCCCTCGGTGGAAACAAAGCATCCATCCGTTTCGGATTCGATTTCAAATACGGCACCGCCGCGTGATTCGTATCTCTTGCCAACTTCTAATTTCATACCTATCTCCTTAGTGCTGAACATCCGCCGGTGCATCCAAAATTTGAACGGATACCCCCGCATGCTCTTCCATGATTTTTAGGATCGCTTGCATCGCCGCCGCGCCCACTTCCATTGTGACGTTATTCTCGGACATGCATTCGGTTATTAGCCGAATGGCTTCCGTCACGTCTTCTTCGCTGATTTGATAGGTTTCCATTTAAAATTTCCTTTTAGCGGGAACGAGATCGGGCCATGTCCTCGTGGAGTTCCTCGAATCCATATGTGGCGAGTTCCGTGACCGCGTCCGTTAGCTCGGCTTCATTCAGCGGCTCTTTGTTTCTTTTGTTTGTGATTTGTACCATTGTTAATTTCCTTCCATCTTCATAAACGCCATCCAAATGGTTTTGCTTGTCTGCAGCGTCCTGTGTCCGAATAGGGGTTGTTCTCCGATGACTTTAATCAACTCCGAAACTTTTATAGAATGTTCGTTCCATTTAAAAATCAAAGTTCCGTTTGGCTTAAGTACCCTCATGCACTCGTCGAATCCGGCTTTTAAATCCTCGCGCCACGTTTTACCAAGGGTGCCATATTTCTTCGCCATGTAACCGTTCTTTCCCGCTCCCCGCAAATGAGGCGGATCAAAAACAACGAGATAAAAGGTATTGTCAGCAAAATCCATTTTCCTAAAGTCTTGGAGTTTATCGGGTCTAATATGACACGTTCGATTTCCATGATTTAAATCTAAGTCTTCTCGACGGATGTCAGCGAAAACAACATTCGGATTTTTTTTATCGAACCAAAACATTCGGGATCCGCAACAAGCGTCTAAGATTGGCTTCATCTGACTCCCCTTCGTTTACTCCTGAGAATGCTTTTGAATTTATCCTGTCTCATTTTCAAATCCTCTAAAAGTCTTTTATTGTTCATTCTAGATATCACCTCAAGCGGTGAATTCCTCTTTGATTCTGCCGCCTGCGCCGCCGCAATCCTCCTTTGTTTCCTTTTAGATTCCAAAAAAAGGATGTGCTTGTGCGCCTCCATAAAGCGTTTGGATTCCCCGGCATGATCTGGGAATTTAATCCTAAT